ACCCAATACTGTGTGTGCTTCGGCCTGTGCCACCAAAAACAATGTCACGGTGTTTGATAGTCAATGGCAACTAGAGGTAAAATTATGTTAGCTGGTACTCATCTATGATAACTATTAGTCCATGTCATGGTTGTACGAAAACACCGAAATTGAAACGTTACCCGAAGACTGTGTTGGCTTTGTTTATTTGATTACTAATAAACTATCCGGCAGGAAATATATTGGAAAAAAATTAGCAAAATTTAGTAAAATCTCTTACAAGGTAGTGAAATTAAAGAACGGCAACAAGAAGAAAAAACGAATTCGAAGCAAAACGGAATCAGACTGGCAACTATACTATGGCAGCAACGATCAACTAAACCAAGACATTGAGGCGCTGGGCGCCGACAACTTCACAAGAGAAATATTATTTTATTGCAACTCAAAGGCCGCTTGTAGTTACATAGAAGCCAGAGAACAATTCAATCATAGAGTATTAGAGTCAGACGACTACTACAACGGGCAGATAGTTTGCCGCATACACGGTAGTCACATAAAAAACAAAATTTAAACTAGACAGGCAACAACATGACTCTGTGGTAGGATGACCTACCCCCATTGAGGAACGGCGAGATACCCGGTCCAGATTCTTGGGTGTCAAAGGCAAATTGCTAACTTAAGGCAACAAATGGTTTGAGCTCTGTGAAAAAGACACAACTCATGCTCATAGGACTTGGTTCTTCTCGGGTCACTAGGGTTCCGTTGATATGTGAAGCTTGAGTAGGGGGTACCGGTCAACCGCCTCCGTGTAGGAAACTACAATCTCATTAGAAATGAAGTGACTGCTACGACTCGGATAATGCAGAACTTTTCACCCGGCAACGGGTGAATTGTGACCACATGATCTGGATAATACGGAAAGCAAATAATTGATGAACGAAGTGAATCAATAGATCTCTTAGAGATCTTAAATACAACCGCAATGTACACACTCGAATCAGAAAAAGCAAAATATCACAAGGCATGGACACTTGCATACGAAGCAGACAGTAGTTGCGGTATTCAGCACTGCGAATATTTTTCACATGTATTGAACATACAGCCAAGTCAAACTGTTGCAGATGTAGGTTGTGGCAACGGTGTTGCTTCAGCAAAACTACAAAACCTGGGATTCAACGTAACCGGAATTGATTTTATTGATGTTGCGTGGAAACAAGATCTTCCATTTATCAATGCCTGCGTGTGGGATTTACCAGACATCGAGTTTGATTATGTTTTTTGCACAGATGTATTTGAACACCTGCCAGAAGACAAAATTGAGCTGGCATTTGACAATATCAAACGCATAGCCACCCAGGGAGTATATTTCGCTATAGCCACTCGACCGGATGAAATGGGTAAAAAAATAAACGAAGTGTTGCACCTTACGGTCAAACCAATTGAGTGGTGGATACCTCTATTAGAATCCAGATGGAATTGTGTTGGACTGCAAGACTATGCTGGTCAAGAATTTAAATGGGCTGGCAACTAAAACTGGTCCGGCCAGTCTCTCCAAAGTGCGTGCTGGATGTTGCCTGACACAAACTGATTAAAACTCTTGTGTTTGACTTCGAGCTCACCTTCTAACGGAGCAACACGCTTAAACGCTTCGTCCATCTGTGCCATGTTTTTAAATTCCATAATTATGAGCCATTCAGGCATGTCTGCTATGCTACGGAATCCCATCTTGCATCTAGTGATTCTGTAGGATTCCATCTTGCCTTCTGCGATCAAATGATCAAAGAAACTTTTCATTCCGTTGACCCAGTCCAGGTCTGAGATGTCGCCTTCTTTGTCTGCCCAAATTGTGTATAAGTCTGCCATTATTGTTGTGGTCCTAAGATTTCAAAGCCTTCAAGGCCTTGCTTATATAAGTGTGCTTGATCCAGGTACAAATATTTGTAGCCACGGTCTCGGTAGATCGCACACTCAGTTTTCAGGCTTTCTACTCCCAATCTAGTGCGTGGATTGTGATAGGTCCAGGCAAACTGAATGGCCAATACATTTTGATCATCCAAACGCTTCATCAAACTGAAGGCCACCAGCTGGTCTGTTTCTCTGTAGCCAATCACATCGGTTGCAGGATCTGTAAACTGGCTGTCAAACAAGGGCATGACACTGGCAAAATGCTTGTAGATACAGTAGGTTCTATAGATATCTTGTAGCTGTGCTATGTTAGGTTCCAGCAGGTATTCCCAGGCCACTGTGGGCCGGTATGTGGTTTGTGCGAGATCTATTCGGGCAAACTGGTAGGTCACGACCTAGGATCCTGTCTATGGGCAAACAAGGTTTGTAGATAGTCTTCGGGCCAGGTGTCATAAAAATCTTTCTGCGCCATCTGCTGCGCCTTTTGATTCAGGTCGGTCAAGTTCTGCACCAGGATCAAGGCATAGGTACCTTGATTCATGCCAACGCCGTTGACAATTTCGGGATCTGCAGGATGATCTTCCAAGGCACTCCTGTCCTTGGGCACAAGATACTGGGTGTTGGAATACTCGATCTCTCTGTGGAATTGGTCATAGGGATGTAGGTCAGGGTCATACACAAAGATTGTCACACTTTTTGCCAAGACACCATAGCTCACAGCAATGAGATCTTCAAAGGGATTGCGCCCCAGTCGGACTTCAAAGTCACGATCCAGTCGGGCCTTTCTGGCATATGGGCAAGGGGCCCAGCCGCCCAGGGCTGGGTGTGGCACTTCCACAAACGTGGCCATCCAGCGTTCAATATCGTAGGTAACAGTTTCTAAATCTAGCATTTTCTAAAAAAATGGCAAGCCGCTCTTTTTGGTGGTCTCCAGGTGTTCCTTGATCAGTTCTGAAATCAGGCCGCGCTCGCTGACACTGAGTTGCAGGGCCTGATCATAAGTGATGCCACCACGCATGTACCAGGCCATTTGCAGGGCCTCTCGTCTGATGGCCACGGTTTCTACTTCCATGTCATCCACCAACCTGCTGATCTGCTCAGGGGTAGAGACTAAGAGGCGGGAGCGAAAAAACTTGTCATGTCCAAGGTCAAGGCCTGTTCATACTTGTGCTGGCAGTTGGGACAGGTCAGGCTCAGGGGTGGCATTTCACTGTTGGTCTTGAGTTCAATGATGGCATCGCGTATCTGATTGAACACTTGACGATCTGAGTTTTTCAAGAAGTCCTGTATGAATTCGGGCTCGGTCACCAAGGCCTGCGGAGTTTTTATGGCTGCTATGCTCTGGCTCAAGGCAGTGACTGTGATTTCCGTGATCTTTTTCAAGGCATCACTGAGTGCAGTGACCCTGTCTGAGTCGGGCATGCCGTCATCGGGCATGGCCTGCAGCAGCTTTTGGCTTTCAAACTGCATCTTGTTGTTGTCGTTGATGTTTTGGTAGCTCAAGGGACGGAAAAATATCTCCATGTCACTGACATGCACAGTGCGGGTATAGTCAGCTGGCAGCATGCGATCCAGCACAGTGCGCAGATCCAGGGCCTGTTCAGTTTCGGTCTTGCAGGCCGGACAAGTGGTGGCAAAATCCATTTCGTGACCATAGGTGGCCACTCTGATGGCCACCAACAGGGTGTCCAGGTCCGTGCTGGGCACAGCCCAGGCATCGCGTATGTCGGGCACACAGCTCTGTATCACATTGACCGTGGCCTGCCCGTTGTACAGGGCATCCGGAGTGCGATAGGTGATTTCGTCTATGGCCGTCATGGGAAACACAGCATATTCGCCCGTGGCTGATGCGTTCAGCGTGCCGGGAGCATAGTTTTTGCCCTGGCTGGGCAGGCGTATGTAAACAGCTGGTTGTCGGAAATACTGCTTCAACGGGTTAGTGGCTTGCATGATCTATCCTCTATAAATATAGTTATGGCCACAGAATTCACCCCTGAAGAAATCCAACGCATCTTTGCCGAATACAATGATGCCATAAAAACCGGCACTCCCATAACCAAAGAACTGGCTGATCGTTTCCGAGACGCGGAAAAAGGCATGAAGGGCTTCTCAGATGAAATGAGAAAAACAGCCGCAGCTTTGGGCAAGA